ATGTCTGCTCGAGCTGTCATCAACACACCTCGAGAGGACCGTGAGGGTGATGTTATTAAACCTGCCGGGGTCCAGCTTGAGAATTTCCGAAAAAATCCAGTAGTCCTTTGGGAACATGGTTTAGGTGAAATTACTCGTCCCATCGCAAAATGCCAGCACCCTGATGGTCGTCTGGCGATCGAAGTCGATAATGAAAAAATTTCTGCGACATCTTACTTCACTGCCAAATCAATGGAGTCGCTGCAGATATTTCACCTGATTACTGAAGGGTTAGTCAGAGCAACTTCAGTACGTGCTTTGCCAATTAAAACATCCACTAGGAAAACAGCAGATTCTGGAATCGGAATTGTATTAGAGCAATGGGAATTGATTGAATGGTCCTGGGGCGCATTAGGGGTTAATCCAGATGCCATCGCAAGAACCCTCGACCGCGGAACGATTGAAGGACACAAAATAGTAGAGCCTCTGTTAAAATCACTGCGAACGGTACTTCCCCAGAAAAGGCATCAAATCTCTGGTTGGACGTTCAAGGGTACTGATCAATCAGGAGAGAGAGAGTATGAAAATGACGAAAGACAAGCTCGAAAAAATGAGTCTGTAGGCAATCCATCAATCCTGCCCAAAATGTTTGACAATACCAGAGTACTTGGTACCGGTTCATGTGCGAATCGTAGTGATCAATCACGACAGGTATCAGATTCAAACACAGAGAGTAATTACAACCTGGAAATCTCCATTCCTCTAGGTGCTCAGATATTAAAATCGATTTCCAGTTGTTTCTTCGAATTGAAAAATCATCTAAGAACAACTTCAGCAGTGCTCGAAAATGAAACCATTAAGTCCTTTCTGGAAAAGCTGCTCCTGACATTAGAGAGTGAACTGAAAGAATTGGAAGAGACTTATGAAGATAACTATTCCCAGCTAAAACAGCATAGTAAAGATTTTGAGGAGTGGGATAAGTGTGCTAAATCAAATCTATTATTTCAATTGGTCAAATCTACGAAGGTGAGTGAGATTGATTATCGATTGAAACGCACCGGATCAAAAATAAATTCTGAAACAGCTTCACAGGTCCAGGAGTTTTCGGACCACCAATGTCAACAAATCGCAGACGTATTAAAACAAACGAACCTGTGGCTTCAACAGAATCTGCACAGCGATGAGAATCGGATGTTGAATACTGTCGAAGAGCTTACGCGCGTTGTAAGCGAGTTACAGCAGAAAGTATCTAATTTGCTACCTCAATTCTGAAGTGGTTGTAAAGGATATCAATTGGAAGTCGGTTCTATGAACCGTTGTAAAACACGTGATTAAAGAATCATATTCGCAGAAAGGACATTTTATGTCTGAAACACTCGAGGAAAAAGTAAAGTCTCTCTCATCTAATATTGAAAATCTTACTAAAAGCGTCGATCAGTTGAACGTGCCTGATATGAGCGGCATTCATCGTGATGATCAAGGAAGACTGGCAGGGTATTGGGAATCGGAAAATAGTCAAACCGACAATCAGGCATATAAAAAAACGTACTCAGGGCAGCGGGGACGAGTATTTCCCAGTGGCTATAAACCATTTTCAGAATTTCAATCGTTTGGAGAATTTATCCGCTGCGGATTCAAAGACCGAAGCGAAGTGATTGCCAAGACTAAGAAATCCTGGGGATTGTGCAAATCAATTCAGGGAATGTCTGAAATCGTAGGCGCTGATGGTGGTATCGCTGTTTTACCGGAGTTTCATCAGGAAATTTTGACACGAATCTATGCCAACGATATTTTCAGCCGCACAGACCATTATCGAGTAGCTGGGAATAATATGACGTTTCCTACAGACTCAGAAACAAGCCGAATGGACGGCTCTCGTTCAGGCGGACTACGTGCTTATTGGGTTGGCGAAGGCGACCCGTTAACAGGTTCATCACCGAAACTGGGGGAAACGACCCTGAAGCTGAATAAGTTAGCGGTCTTGGTTTATCTGACAGAGGAGCTGATTAACGATAATGGAATGGCTCTTGAGTCTTATGTAAACAAAAAAGTGACCGAGGAAATGGAATTTATGTTAGGTGATTCCATTTTCAATGGGAATGGCGTCGGGAAACCCCTGGGAGTGATGCAATCTTCCGCGAGAGTTACTGTTTCGAAAGAATCTGGTCAGGCAGCAAATACCATTTTAGCAGAAAATATTTTGCAGATGTGGAGTCGTCTGAAAGCATCTTCACGGATGAATTCCGCCTGGTTTATTAATCAGGATACGGAACCTCAACTGCATCAGATGAGTCTGGGAGTTTCGACTGCCGGCGGACAGTTGGTCTATATGCCTCCAGCCGGGCTTTCTGGAGCTTCATATGCGACTTTGATGGGACGTCCTGTGATTCCCACTGAGTTCAACGAAACACTGGGTACAGAGGGAGATATTCTTCTGGCCAGTCTTGATGACTACATCACCATCAGTAAAGGATGTATCGAGCAGGCAGAATCAATGCATGTTGAGTTTCTAACAGATCAACTGGCGCTGCGATTTATCATGCGGATTGATGGAAAGCCATGGGAGACTCAACCTTTAACTCCCTATAAGGGAACTGCTACTCAGTCAAGTTTTGTCACACTGGCGACTCGTGCGTAATTTTGAAATGGAAGAGAGCAGCAAGTTTTCTCTACAGATCTTTTTTAATGCAATCAGAATCAATAAGGAACTCAAATAATGTTCAACAAAGAATTTTTAGAAAGTCATGATATCATTCCTGCTTTCATGCCTGTCGACTTGTCGGCGGATGTGAATACAGGAGACAGGGTCAATCTTCAGAATTACGATCGTTGCCTCTTTGTTTTACTTGCATCGATTGGTACTGCAGGAGACGATCCGGTGATCACAGCACAACAGCACACTGCTGCAGCTTCTGGTTCATCCAAGCCGCTCAATTTCAGAAGGATTCGACATAAAGTTGGTGCTACCGATATTGATGCCACCGGTCAGTTTACACTAGTGGAGCAATCGGAGGCAGCCAGTTTTGATACGGATTCTATCGATGGAGCAGAGAATCAGGCATTAATCGCTATTGAAGTAATGTCCAATGACCTGGATTCAGATAATGGCTTCACTTTTGTTTCATTTAATGTGGCAGACGTAGGGTCCAATGCGCAACTGGGTGCTGGATTTTACATTCTCCAGGGGGCGGGTTATGTCAATGAAATTCAACAGTCATCAATTGCATAATCATTAAAGAAATACTTCTGACAGTTTACGGTTACGGAAAGAGATCCCAATAACACAATCTGTCAGAGCTGATTGGTGATGTAAATTAATGATTCGGAGTTATGAATTCCAATGTCGCTTACTACAAAAGTTATACTGAAAACGCTTCTGGGTATCAGTGATTCATCACTGGATGATGTCATCGACTTGCTCATTCTTCAGGCCGATTCAATGATCAAAGGTTATCTGCATCGCGAGATTGAGGAAAAGGTTTATACGGAGTACTACAGTGGTACTGGCTATCATGTACTACAGCTGAACCAAACTCCCGTCCAATCCATCACCTCAGTTCATGAAGACCGAAATGGTTATTATGGAGAAGGTGAGGACGCATTCCCCACCGCTTCAGCATTAGTTGCAGGGACCGATTTCGTGTTACGGAAAGATGATGCCACCAATACGGAAGTCTGTAAAAGCGGTATTCTCTATCGCATAGGGAAAGTGTGGCACCGACCTTATTCGCGCCTCAGCGGACAATTAGCAAGTTCTCCCGGCTTAGGGATGGGGAATATAAAAGTGGTCTACACAGCAGGATGGGCTGCTGTTCCCGCAGATATTCAGTTTGCAGCCAATAAACTGGTGACATCCATGCTTCAATCGAGAGAAATAGCGGGATGTTTAACTTCTGAATCGATCGAAGATTACTCCTATACACTTTCAGGAGCGGAAGATGAATCCAGAATGTTGGATTCTATTAAAGGCTCGCTCGCTCGTTACAAAAAGGTGGTGATCTGATGGTATCGACTCAACTGCTGGACTATCTCTATCTGAAGATGCCCGGTACCGAAGCGGTGACAATGACCATTAAGCGGGGCGTGAATAACGATACTACCACAACTACGTCCGTTTCTCATGCCTGGATGCGAGACATCTCTCGGGATGATATAGCTAAGGGGCTGGTAACCTCGGCCCATGAAGGCATTGTCTGGAATATTCCCAACGTCTTACTGGCTGGAGCTGAGATCGAAACAGGCGATACGATCACCGATTCGAGCAGTGTGGTCTGGACGGTCATGTCAGTATCGCGGTTGAGACTCCGCACTCATTGGCGATGTATTTGCCGGAGGCAAAAATGACAGCGATTCTGGAAGACATTCTGACAACAGTAAAAACTCAGATTGAAAGTCTTGAATTATCCGACATAGTTGAGGACTCTATCATTATTCAAAAAGTACCTTCAACACGGAACTTCCAGAGTTCAGATTTTCCTGCGATTCTGATCGCCCCTGGAGCACCAAAACTCAATCCCGCTAAGGGAACAAATATAAGAGACCAGATCGAATACCAGGTAGGTGTGTTTATCGTTGACACAGATCAACAGAATCAGACTTTAAATAGAGAGAAGTATCTCAACTGGTATGAGAGTATTGTCAAAAATTTTCGCACCCCTCGTTTGTCTGGAGTGTCATCGGTAGTTAACAGTTATGTCGCCCCTGGCGCGGTTGTCGATCCGAGTTGGTTTGAGGCAGGGGAATATCATGCAGGGATGACCCTGTGGTTTATCAGTTGGGAGTCGAGAACATGACACATGAAATCGAAGTCAAAGACGCAGAGTTTTTAAAAGTTTCTACTAATATATATGGTGGATTAAGGTTCAAGACTGATAAGGAAACAGATGCAGTCAAGATGTATGCTGACCAGATCAGTACCAGTCGTCAGACTTTTTCAGACAAAGAGGTTCGAGACATGCCGGGATTTAAACTAATTAAGGTAAAGGATGTTACAAGATGTCTAAAACCATCACAGCGAAAGAGCTCGGTGGATTTCTCTCTGGTATTGTCCGCAGATTAGAATCCCCACAAGCATCGAAGGTCCTCAGTGAGTGGAATGATGAGCTTGCCGGGGATCTGGCACAGGGATTCTTAAACAGTCACTCGCCCGACGGGGTACCGTGGGCACCATTAAAGAACCCACGACCTCCAGGACACAACCCCGGAACGAGGCCATTGATAGACTTTGGAGACCTGATGCGTAGCGTGGTTTCAAATGGTCAGGGGCACATCGAAATAATTACAGATGACTCCACAACCTTTGGCACCAGTATTTATTATGCCAGCGTACATCAGTACGGAAGAAAAGACGGATCCATTCCGGCCCGGCCGTTTCTCGGCATTCCGGGTGAATCATTGGATAAGGCGGTTGAAATGCTGTCTGGTCACTTAATTACAATTATTGACGCGATTTAAAAGGGTAGACTTATGACATTAGGAATCGGAACATTCACCCGCGTGGCGATCGATAGTGCATTGCCGTTTGACACCAGTTCAATTCCCATTGAGATTGTGGGCGCGGAGTCGCTCGTTGAATCGCAGACGATTGACGAAACTGGCGGCACAACTGGCACAATGGAGCATATCTCTGAGCGTACGAGGTTGGGGCAGAAACGTTGCTCAGGTTCCATTCGTGTACCTGCAAGTAAGCTGGCGTTAGACACACTGTTACCATTGATTCTGGGGTCAACAGAGAGTTCTGATGAATTTGCACTTGCGGATAGCATTCCTGAATTCGTCATGATGATCGACCGCGACGAAAAAGTTTACACTTACTCTGGTTGCCGGATTGCTAAAGCGACCTTCAACGGTTCTTCAGGGCAAATGGTGATGGTGGATCTCGATATTGAAGCAGAAACTGAAACCGAAGGTGCTGCTGGATCTTTTCCTGTATTGGCCACACCAACCGAAAGCCCGTATCGCTTCGAAGATGGCGTTCTCACTTTGCTGTCGGAAGAGCGTGAATTCAATGAGTTCAGTCTGGTCATCGAGAATCAGCTCGATACAGAGCGGTTTGAGAACTCGCTGACACGTGTAGATATCCCGTTACTCGATCGCATTGTCACTCTGGGTACAAATCACCCGTGGTCTACGGCGAACCTTGATCTGATTAAGCAGGACCTTGCAGGGGCAGGCGGTTCTCTGGTACTCACAAATGCAGAAACCGATGATACTTTGACGTTCACCTTCGGGGCGATCCAGTACCCGACTCGTACCCCGGGGACCACGAAAGCACAGGTCACCAGGCTTCCGCTGGAAGGTATGGTGCGCAAGGCCGGCAGCACAGCCAGCCTGGTGATAACAAACGCAGCAGGTGCGTAAGTTCATTTTACGAATAGTTTTATTGCAGTACAAAGGCAGCCAGACGCGGCTGTCTTTTTTTATTGTTTGCATATAACGATACAATATTGATATGGTGGACGCATGTGTTTTTTGGTGCTGGGTTTAGATGTGAGGGTCAACATGAAACGACTATTTGCTTTTTTAATTACGTTCTTCGTAATGACATCATTTCTGATTGCTGACTTTCCTTGGATGACTTACTCGATAGGATTCCGAACAGTAACAGTTCAGGACTACAAGAAGCACCTTAAAGAAACAGGGGAAGAGATCCCCATCTTTCCTCCCAGGACGGGGAATGCCGTAATAGCCGGAGGTGTCCAGAAAGGGTCTCGCGCTGATATCGCGGGGCTTGAGAATAACGACCTGATCCGAATTATTAACGGAAAGCTGCTTCGGACCCCAGATGAAGCAGATGAGATCTTGAAATCTGTAACATATAAAGACAAGCTGGAGTTGGGAGTCATTCGGAGAGGGAGAGATCAGTGGGAGCGTCTGGCGATAACGATAGAAGCGTTGAGTGAAGAGGAACACATCGAACGATCTATTGTGGGGTCGAACCCGGTTAAATACAAGGATCACTGGTATTCGACCAGGAGGCATAGAGAATCTCCTGAGAATTATGGTTCAGGAGATATTCATTTGAATATAGCTGTGGTTGACGATAAACCAGAGTTTCTATATCTGTGCATCGGAAGGTTAGATTCCGAAGATCTGTTTACAAGAAAATATACAGTAAAAACAGATGAAAACACATATGAGTTAATTGACTTGCCACCAAATGAAGTGAAAGACATTAACAGCAGGATAGATGCGCTTCTGATTGCAGAACAAGCCAAAGTGAAAGATATAATTGATCATATAAAAGCAGGTAAACCACTTCTTGAGGATCAGGTTCGATTGCTGGAAAAGGCTTGGATTGGCTCTGCCCGTACAAAGGAGTATCGTAAGTCTCAAGGCGGGTTAACTAAGTTGGTTGGATTTAAAAAAAGTGAAAGATCTGACACTAAGCGATATGAAAATGAGAGGTACTGGGAAACTTACAATAAAGAAGTTTCGAAATCACAGGAAAAGATGATCTTGGATATTGCTACCTCGAAAACAGTCACAATCAGATATTCAGGCACGAAGTTTTACCACGAATTAGAAATTCCCTCCGAGGTCAGATCAAGAATGGAACTAGTAATGAAGAGCTTTAAAAATTCAGGTGGAAAGCTCTTTGACTGAACTCCTCAAAACCCTTTATGACACCAACCAAACATTTGACTTCAGCAGATGTTATGATCCGCTGTACTCTGATTAAGGGTGCATTTCAGGTTTAATCAGGACCTCGTCTCTGAAGAAAATATTGAGAACTGCTGGATTGGGAAATTCAACGAAACAAGTAGTAATACTTGCTATGGGGGGCAATTACATTGACTCTGTTCAATTTCTGAAAACAGGTTGCCTGCCAGTTATGTATCCAGAGACAAGAATCCAGGCATGGTTCTTTCTTCACCTTTTCAAACGGACTTTGAAATTCACCGGAACTCCGATATTTCAGACTTGATGAGATTCCTCAGGAAACATTTCTCCTGAATAAGCTCAACACATATTTTCAAAATTATGCCATGAATTCTTTTTCTTTCCAGGAAGCGATCAATTGTCACTTTGAAGTCTTGATACTGGCACTATCTTGAATTTGCAGGTTTGTATTAGGAGATCGGGATATCCTGACAGTAGACGCTGGAAAGCGTACATCAGGTAAAGTCGATGCGCTGCGATTTTTAAATTGAGATGAACCTTAGAGTCACTACTCAGACACTCACTTACAACGCGAAATTCAATAAGAACCTCTCTTGATCCCCTTGTGACATTCCAGAAAATTCAGGGTACGAATTGACTGTTACCCTGTCTTTTAAGGAGTGTATCACATGTCTGGCAAAGCTTTCATTCCGGATGGCTATACCGAAGATTGCTGCATCAAAGCAATACCAAATCTGCACGAAGAAGTTCATTTCAAATTCCGTCCGGTTTTACCTGAAGCAGTCCGTGCGTTGATGCATAATTACTTCGAAAAAACGGCAAAGCAACAGGGCGAAATTGTTGAGCAGACTTTATTGCGACAGGTGATTGAATGGGATTTGTGCGATCATGAAGGAAAACCGGTCAAGCTTACAGTTGATAATTTACGGCGGATTAAAAAGCCACTCAAAGATCGCTTATTCAACATTGTAACCTGTTTCGAATCTGGTGATTCTGATTTGGAAACGAAGGCGGAAACAGACAATAGCAGCGATCTCGATTTCGACGATCTGCTCTCCGGTGAATCTGATGGGATCATCACTTCTAAAATCGACGGTGATTCAAAAAACTGATAGCGGGGGTAGAGTTGTTATTGCTTTATCCTCAATTCGCGAATCGTGATTGCCAACACTGCTTGAAGTATGAATACAACGAAGGGACCGGCGAACCCAGATTATTCAACGGCAAACCGCTATTGAGGCACTCTAAAAATCCCCCACTTTGTAAAACCAGGGATGGTTGCCCAAAAGGTACGCCAGAAAAACCTAATACCTTAACACCTAAAAACAGACAAGCCTATATTCATCACCTGGAATGTATGGCGGTCTATAGTTTTCCCGATGATCCGATCGTCAGGAGGAATGCCAGAATGATTCAATTTGTGGTGGATCGGTCAAATGAACAAAAAAGGGCTAAAGAATTGATAGCTCTCATGGGAGTTACAAAATGATCGCTGCAGCAGAAGCAGAACGAAAGGTCAGGATTACTCTGGAGCTTGTTGCCGGACAGCAAAATTCTGATGTTGCCCGGAAACTTAATTCTCAGGTTCAGGATATTCAAAAGAAAGCAAACCAGTTATCCGGTGGGGGGGCAAAGAAGCCAGTAAATCCTGGGATTGTTGAAGCTAAAAAATGGGAAAAAGCGATTAACGAAATGATCTCAGTTTTTAGAAAAGCGGAAGATCAGCGAACCAAAGATTTAAAGAAGGTTTGTAGTAAGACGATCAAGTTGATTGATAACATGAATAAACGCTTGAAAAAAATATGCGAAGACTCGGAGAAGAGTAGAACCAACTTCATTATCATTCAATTCAAAAAACGAAATAAAATTCGATCACAGGAAGAGAAAGCAGTAAAAAAACTTGAATCTGCAATACGTTTACAAGTCGATTCAAGACGCAAGGCAACCGAAGCCGGGGTTGGTGCGCTTCAAGGAACACTCGATTTGGTAGAAGGTATGGCAAGTTTAGGATTTGTCAGTGAAGAAAATTTCGAAAAATTCTCAAAAGGATTTGAAAAGATCCAGGCTGGTTTCAAAGCACTGAAAGGGCTCACTGAATTATACTGGAAAGGCCGAGAGGCAATCATCGCTCTCAACGAAGCCTCAAAGGCGAAGCTGACCGTCGATGCTCTGCTCGCGAACAACAACTTCCGGCTCGCTGCCTCGCAGGCGGCGGCGAACGCAGCTGGTGGCGTTGCCGGCGGAGTCGCCGGAGGAGCGGCAGGCCGTGGCGCAGGTGGCGCTGCCGGTGATCTCGCAGCGGAAGTCGGTGGTGATGTCGCCGGTGGTGCCCTCGGTGCAAAAATGGTCGGCGGAGGTGCGGGATCAGGTGTCGGTATGGGACTGCTCGCAAAAGCGGGCGGTGCTGCAGGCTGGCTGACTCTCGCCGCAGCGGGTGGCCTCGCCCTGTTTGAGTCTTTTCAGCTGGTACGCCGTGTAACACTCGGTGCAACCAAGTCTAACGAGAGCTTTATCGGCAGCGTCAAGGGCTGGAGAAACGCAGTTGACGAGGCAGCCGAGTCCACCAAGCGTCTCGAAAAGCAGCAGAAAGACTTTGAGAACAAGCAGAAATCAGCACAACAGCTGTCTAGCCATCTGGCCCGCGAAGGTGGGTATCGCGATACCCGCAGGGAATCTGAAGAACTGAGTCGCCGCGTCGAGTTCGAGACCGGTGGCGGTGCCGCAACCCCGATTGCAGCAGTAGAGCATGAACGGCTCGAGGCGATTCGTCGTGTTAAAGGTGCCGAAAAGGATCTCGCTGACTTCGAGCGGGCCAATGCTGAGCGAGTGGGTAAGGGGCATTTCGATCAGTCTGAGGAACGGCTGCGACTGGCCCAGCGTCTCGCCGATCAGAACAGGCAGCTCGTCGAGACCGATCTGCAGCGACTACAGGTTCTCAGGGATCAAAAGAAAGCCACTGAAGAGCAACTCAAGGCGAACCGGGATGCGCTGAAATCCGCTCAGGATGCACAGAAGTCGGTGCATCAACGATTCTCGGAGCTGAACCCCTACGAGCAGGGCGAGCTGAAAAGAATCACCGCCAAGGTTCAGAACGGGGAGGATCTCAACGACCGCGATATCCGCCAGCTGAAACGTACGCCCGGATTCGGCGACCGGCTCGTTCGTGATTATGAGGCGAAGAAAGGACTCGCTGCCGGTTCAGGTCAGGTTGCTTCTGTGCTGAACGATGATTTTTCATCCGCTCAAAAACAGGAGATTGAGCTTCGCAAAAAGATCGCAGCAGACGAGAAGAAGAAACGAGACATTGAGGCGCAGCAGCCGCAGGCTGTGAGGGACCTGCAGGCAGAAAACCGCCGGCGGGACGACGCAAATGCGCAGCAGGTTGAGGCGCAGCGTAAGGTGGACGACCGTCAGTTGTTGCGACAGGGTCGGCAGCAGGCTGTCGACGGTCCCGACAGTAGCCCCGAAAGCATTGGTGACGGGGCTGCGTTTTCGATTAAAAATGCGCTCAGACTCAATCCGATGACTGCATCAACTGTTTTTGCCTATGACTATCTGTTCGGAGGCAGCTCGGGAAGTCAGACACAGCAACCAGCCCCACAGCGTCAGCCCGCCCAGAAGGCTGTTGCGGACGCCACTGACCAGGTTACGCAGTCGGGCATCGGTGTCGAGAACGGCATCAAGTCACTGCTCGATGCGATGAACGATCGGGATAAAAGAATCTTGGACCTCATTAATAAAAACAAACTTATAGAAGACTATTACGCAAACGTATGATCTTTACTTATAACGGTTATAGTCACGACGAATATTCGGTGACGGTTGACATCAATATCAGGGGACTGGAGAACCCGACAGGCTATGTCTACGGAAACACGGTCACGCTGACTGTCACCGGCATCCTGCAGGCAGACTCACTGTCTGAGTTGCTCACGAAGCAGGTCGCGCTACAGAACGCCTACAAAGTACAAAATGGAAATGTCTCCTGGATGTCGGGCAGCACGACTGTCTACGCTATCACCAGTGACGACACGCTCTACGGCGTCCGTGTCGTCACTCCGCCGACATTCGCACAGGGAGCAGCACCGGGCGAGCTGGTCAATCGCAGGCGATACACCATCACGCTCGAAGCGGCTTACACTTACGCAGCTGCAACAGGGTCGGAAGAATCGCCGTATGTTCTCGACTACGAATCAAACCTCTCGTTCACTGGAACCGGCGGCCCGACGTTCGGACATCTGCCGACGATTACCGGAAAGTTCCAGAAACAGCAACTCACAGAAACGAGTGTCGTCACCTGCCAGCAGTCCGGCAGGCGCATCGGATTAAACTTCACGCCCTCGCCAGACCCGCCATTCGAGCATCTGGCGGACTTCGAAAAGCTGGATCGTCGGGTAATCCGCTACGGTGCACCGCGACGCATTAACAATACGGCGGTTGAGTACCCCGTGTTCTGGGATTACACATTCGAACGCAATCAGGCGTTCCCAATTTTGTAAAGGATTATGAATTATGGCAACTTCACATGAATGGAATGGCGGTGCCGCTACAAAGGCCCAGGTTTCGACGTTTACCATTCCCTCTGATATCGTCGCTGGCAATGTGATCACGGCGAGTATTGGGTTTAAAAAAGAGCCTTACACAGTACCTGTGGGAGGAACCAATATTACTGCCGCAGCTGGTTTTGTCGCAGTCTGGAACGCCTCGACGAATCCTGAGTTCGGAGAGATCACCGCATCAGTCGGTGTGGACAGTGACGGTGATGTAGACGGCTCGGTGGTTTTAACGGCAGATACCGCTGGAGTCCCGTTTGTAGTGACTGTAGTAATCGGCACCGGAACGAACGAAAAGCAGCTTGTGACGCTTACCGGGGCAACGGGTGGAACATTCACACTCACCTGGAACGGCCAGACTACAGATCCTATTGCATACAACGCATCCGCCGCGACCGTGCAGACAGAACTGGAAGCACTCAGTAATATCGATTCCGGGGACGTGACTGTCACGGGTTCCAACGGTGGACCTTACACGGTTGAATTTACCGGAGATCTTGCCGCGACTAACGTGACGTTGATCACGGCTAGTGGCACCAGCCTGACCGGATCAGCAAACGAGGAGCAGACCGTCACGATTATTAACTCACCTTCAGGCGGAGACTTCACGCTGACCTTCAACGGGCAGACTACAGACGTGATTGCTCACAACGCTTCTGCTGCGACAGTACAGTCTGAACTTGAAGGACTGGCAAATATTAAAGTGGGTGATGTTGATGTTACCGGTTCCGATGGTGGACCTTGGACTGTGGAATTCATCGGCGATCTGGCAAAAACAGATGTCAGTCTGCTTGTCGCTGCCAGCAGTTTGACCGGGGCACCTACAGCAGCCGCTGCGACTTCGCAGTCGGGGTCTGGTCTCAGTATTGCGGGCTTAAAAGCATACTGGAAACTTGACGAGACTAGCGGCGATAGGGCAGATCACGTCGGGGCGAATGACTTTGCGGAACTGGGGACGGTCGTGGCGACGACTGGTATTCTGGATAAATCGGCGACTTCGTTCTCAGATTCTAATTACTTGGAGGTGCCTCATCATACAGATCTGGCTCCGACAGGTGATTTCTCGATATCATTTTGGATAAGGCCATCAACTACATCAGCAGGTCCTCAATTTATTATTTGCAAAGGATTCACAAGTGGAGCAGCATCTGACGGCAGAAGCTATAATGTGTATCTTTACAATGATGGGATCGTTTTTAATTGTAAGGCAACTGATGGGACTACTGTCAGCAGCAGTCAAGCGTCGAGCATCATTAATACCGTTACTGCTAATTCTTGGAATCTGGTGGTTGTGGTGGCTGACTTCAATAATGAAATATTAAAGATCAGCGTTAACAATAATACTTTCGAGACAGCGGCTCTGTGGGACCCGGATCTCTATTTATCTGACTCAGGTCTACCGCTCAAGTTGGGAGTGGACGAAAACACTGAAGGCAATTTTCGCTTTCCGTTCATCGGACAAATCGACGAGGTCGCAATCTGGGATATGGCACTTTCACAAAGTGATGTGTCGACGCTTTATAATAGCGGAGCCGGGCTGGGCCCTCCGTTCACCGGAATAAACGAGATTCAAACACTCACCTTCACAGGCACACCAACTGCCGGAAGTGTGGGCGTTTCCTTCCGTGGGTCCAAAGCACTGATCCCTCACGACTCCACAGCAGCTGAAGCAGAGGCACTGCTCGAAGCACTAGACACCATCGGTACTGGTAATGTCAACGTAACGGGTGGAGACTGGCCGGGTACAGCCCTGTCGGTTGAGTTTATCAACGACCTGGCGCAGTCCGATCAGCCGCAGCTGGTGGTCGATAACACGGCAGTGCATGTCTCAATAGCCGAGTCGGTAAAGGGGGTTCCGCAGCCCACTGTAGGCATCGAGACGACAGACGGCCCGATTGACATTACTACCGTAACTGCCAATGAAGGACCTAATGACTGGAACACAGCGGCGAACTGGAATACTAACAAGGTACCGATCACGGGTGATACAGTCTATGTCAGCGAGACAAACGTAAACATTCTTTACGGTCTCGACCAGTCTGATGTCACACTGGCTGCCCTGATCATCGAACAGACCTTTACCGGCGATATCGGATTGCCGCGAACTAATGCTGCCGGGAGTTATCCGGAATACCGAGACCAGTACCTGAAGATCGGGGCAACTCTGCTCAACATCGGTGATAAACAGGGGGACGGTTCAGAGCGCATTAAAATCAATCTCGGCTCTGTGCAGTCAACGGTGCTGATTACGAATTCCGGTGACAGTCCGGACGGTAATACTCCCGCGATTTTATTACTGGGAACCCATGCCAGCAATGCGATCAATATCAACCGTGGATCGCTGGGAGTGGCTTACTACCCGACCGAAGTGGCGACGGTGGCGACTTTACGGCAGGCGTTCTTCGACAATGCCGCCGATGACACCAACGTTTATCTGGGCTCTGGTGTTTCCGTCACGGACATCGTCAAGAGCGGTGGCGTGCTGGATATCAACTCTGCTACCACCACTTTCAAGCAGACCGCCGGCACAACGACGATCCATGCCGGGGCGCATGCGGTGCTCAATATTCTGGCCGGTCTGGTTAATTACAATTCGACTGGCACACTCTCGGCGGTGAATCTCTCGGGTGACGGGGTGCTGGTGTTCGATCAGGATGCACGGCCCAAGGATGTTACGATCATCAATAAATTCACCGATGACTCCGAGATCTACGACGAGTCCGGGAGCATCACCAGCCCGGTGATCGACCTGGAGAAATGCGGCGATCTGAGCACACTCCATATGGGGCAGGACTTTAAACTCACCTTCGGGGCAACCACATGAGCAATTTTGACCAGGGCGTCGGCTCTGTCTTCTATCCCGGCATCAAGCAGATCGTCAGTGCAAACTATTCGCGCTCGCACGGGATTACGCCCGATGTGTGCCAGATCGAAATGGCACCGCAGACACTGGATGCGAGTGACCCGGATTACACGCCGATTGAACCTGACGGTTATCTGCTGTTCCAGTTCGACGAATACACGGCAGTCGCCAATGTTTCACCGACGCAATACAACCGCACGGGACGCACGCAGATCCTGCTGCAGGGATGCCGACCTGATAAAGCGAGTGTGAGACGGTCGGCAACATCGAACACATGGACGATTCCGGTTTACGACCGCCGCTGGAAGTGGAAGTTCGGCAGCTTCTCCGGTCACTGGAACGTGAAGAAAAACGGCGAGATCGAACCCCGGAAGAAGAAAACCCCGCGCGAACTGGCCGACATGTGCCTCGAAGCGATGGGTGAGAAGAATTACGATACCCGCGACCTGCTGGATCTCGAAAAAAAACAGTCTCTTCCCTATCGCAATCAGATCTTCCCTGAAGTCCACTGGGATCGCATTCCGCCGGCACAGGCCCTGAACTCACTGGTGACGCCGCTGGGTTACCGCGTCTGTCTTGGCTGGGATGATCGGGTGCGAATCCGCAAGTACGGTGAAGGGGCGTTGCTGCCGACTGAGGACCTCATGTCAGGCGGCTTTGAAGCGAACCTGCCGGAGACACCGGATTCGGTGACCGTGCTGGGCGGGATTACGATGCATGAAGCCATTTGGGATCTGGAAGCGGTTGGACTCGATATCGACGGCGAGTGGCGACCGATTGACCACCTGAGTTATGCGCCGATTGACGACAGAGGGAAACCCAACTGGACGCTGCCAGAGCCGGGCGTGTTCGATATGATCAAAGCTCCACTTGATGAAATCGAGTCCATGAAAACCAACGGCGTTCCAGTCGATAAAGACGAATACCAGAAGCGTCGAGATCAGTACAGCCTTGCCATGCAGACGGTGTATCGCTGCTACAGGCTTAAGTATCCGACAATCCAAACTGCATCAGGAGACGATCCAGGGTTGCGAAAGAAATACGATGACCTGGGTTATCAGATGGGGTTGATTGTGGATCTGGGCCACAGGTCTGGCGAAAAAGTCTATGACACATTACAGGAGAAATACACTGAGGCTCGCCGTAAGCTATTCGCAGCCTCCAAGGCTGTGCTGCCAGGACCGCAGCAGATAAACCCCCGCACCGGTAAGAAGGGTGATTATATCCTCGAAGAATTCGAGCAGGTGCTGCCGACGTTCACATCCCGTGCCGAATTGGGGATTGATTCCTATTCAGGAAAACTGATTCGCAAGCCGGTCGAAGTAACCGGAAATTACTTCGACGAGGTCAAAGAGGGGGATAACGGGACAATTGAAACTCGAATTGAAGGCGATAAGTTCGAAGTGGTTCCCGAACTGGGAATTATTCGATTCAGTGAGCCGATCTACCAGTATAAAAAAGAGTTTGTCGAAATAGACGGAAAGAAATCGGAAGAGAAACAAGACGTTCCTCACCCTGCCGATCTGTTCGCAAGGATTGCAACACCGCTGAAAAACACAGTCGGTGAGCCTGCCCGCTACGAGCACCGCGAAGAACTGAAGGCTAAATACCGTACCAAGCCAGCACCGCTGCCCAGTGGCCTGAAGGATAACCCGCGAAAGATACCCGGCGGAACCGACACTAAGGTCGTAATTAAAAATGAGATCGTGCTCGCGTATCAGGCGGTGTATGAACCGTCTCCCAGTTATTTTGGTGGCGAATACTTTGCCTTTAAAGAAGTTATCAGCAACGAAGAAAAAGAGCACCTGAAAGAACAGGCTCTCGCTGCGATCGACGTCGAGAACCTCCGAATTAATTCGGAGGATTCTGGGGCCGGTGTGTACGCCGGTCTCAAAAAAATCGAACTCGACGGGGCGATCCAGCAGGTTGCGATCTCCCGCACGACCTCGGGCGGCATGACCACTAACGTCTCTCGAAATTCCGAAGTCAATGTAATCGTGCCGGCATTCGATCAGCGACAGCGGGACCTCGCGTTGAAAGAGCTGATCAAGCAGCAGGAACAGACGGTTAATAAAACTCAGCAGCCGGAGGATAAATGAACTTCAACTCTGCGAAAAGCTCCCCCGGCGAATGGTTCACCTGTCTGAATGTCGGTGACGATAAGATCATTGATAAAGACAGTCGCCGCAAGGACAGTGATCTGTTAATTCCAGGTCACTCACTGATCGAGATCGTCGGGATTCGTACCCTGAATGCAGACACTCCGGTATTCGAGATTCGCCTGCCGGTCGGCGACACTGCCGCCGGGCAGACGGAAACTGCTGATGAAGACGGCAACTTTCCGAAATACGTCACCAATGGGATTAACTTCGCGTTCACCGGACCGAAGGTGATTCCCAAAGGTCATATGGGGCGAATTAAATACGCTCCGGCATTCGTGCGATACGAGGGCGATGCCAGCGATAATGAGAAGATCTTCGGCAGATATGTCAGGCCGGAGAACAGCAGGCTGTCAGACGCGACCCTCGACAACCTGGAACTGCTTTACGGCACAGGAACAGTGCAGCAGCTGATCGGAGATCCTGCAGGTCACCTGAAGCTCCCCAACGATCTGACCAAAGCCAGCAGATTCAAGATTCAGCACCAGCTGCTCGGCTGGAACGTTCACGGGATCTACAAACTCACGACGGGTGTGAAGAAAGAAGATAAGGACAGCACGAAGAATCTGCTCGCGTTCGTGGCTCCGGCGAATCAACTGGGACCGCTGACTCCGGTGCGGTTCATCACTCACGAACCGTATTCGACGTTCACTGTCCGATCATACGGATCAACATCTTACGACTATGATGCTGACAACCGGGCGGGACAGGAATACTACATGATGGTGGATGGAGAAGTCAAAATACCCTGCAGTCTGTTTTACTGGGATCCGGACGGTAACAGCAAGCAGATGATTGAAATCAAAGGCGATTCCATCAATGCTGAAATCAAGCTGGTGCTGGAGGGGTACGAAACAGAACCGTTCTCCCTGCTCAACCAATACCTGACAGAATCGTCTTTAACAACTCTGATTGAGAATCTGCCCAACGTGGGGAAAGGCAACGTCTCTGTATCGCTCTGGCCGGGGCACTGGCTGATTGAATTCATTGGAGACCTGGCAGGTGTCGAATTCGATCAGTTTGAGGTCGACAGACCGGAAGATGCAGAATTCGAGGGCTATGCCTACTACACCAACTGGGCAGACAGCAGGGTGGATGACGAAGTGCTGTTTCCGATTCCGCTGGCAGGGCAGTATGACGGTGATGACAACGTAATTAACGACGCGCTCGCTGCTGGCTCGATCGGCTGGGCGAACTACACGCCCGGCGTTGGATTGGTTGCACCGGCAGCACAGTGCCGGCAATACAATGGCGACGGTACTCCGAATCTATAGGGCGATGTGATGGGACAAAAAGACTGCGGATTATCTCTGATAAAGAAGCCATGTGTACGCAAGCGGTTTCCCTGTTCGCGCTGTGGTGCCAAGATTGTCAATGGTAATCTGGCCTGGGAAATATCGGTTCCCAAATACAAAAAATGGTATTACATGGAACCGGACACCCTGGTGGTGAACGGGGCCGCCACTGCTTCCCCGGCGGTGTTAACCATCAATCGCCGGTTGCCGTATTTTTCCAGCGAAACCCAGGAATCTGCCCCCTGTAAATTCGACGGTCCCGGATTTTCTGAGGGGGTGAATATTATTTCGGGAACCGGCCCTGGCGATTATGGGGATTTTGTGCAGGATTTCGAATGGTCTCGGTTTCTCCCATACGTCGATGGGTGGAATCATTTTGCCCGTACCCATACGGCCACTGTGGAATGGGCAGACGCCATAGTGGATTCAGACAGCGGGGAAGCCACCACGCCCGGCCACTGGCGTATCGGCCTGAAGATCGTGCAAAGCGTGATTTATCACTATGGGACCGCGGAAGGAAACCCCATTTTAAACCAGGTGGCCCTGGGGGAAAATCTCAGTCTGGGCCTTATCGGAAATGAGGATGTAACGACGCTTTACGCCACCGCTTCCACAACCAGAGTTTACACGCCTCCCGATGATTATGATTGTATTATACCCCCTGGTGAGTTCAGCAGGTGGACGCGGCCAGTACCGACCCTGCCGATTTTGTGGGGTGAATATACCAGTGAAACACTGCCGAGCGGTTACACCTGGCCGGCGGGGGAGGAGCCTGGAGAGGGTGTCCCTTTCACCGGTTTTGTTTACCCCATTGGATTTAGTATAGGCGATTATTACGCTCCTCCTTACATTGATGTGAGACACGTTCCCAAATGACTTTAACACCCGAGATAAAGCAGCAACTCTGCAACGCCTGCAAATTTAAGCGGAATTACTTCTGCCGGAAACACGGTGATGAGATCCGGCGACTGGTCAAGACACGTACAACCTGTGAGGGCTGGGGAAACGCTCCCAAACCGAAACCGCCTGCGAAAGCACCACAGCTGGAACCCGCTGCCGTGGATGAAATCCGCTGTGATGTGGTCATTCCCTACTGTCAGAAAAACCTGCAATGGCTGGCTGCTGCTGTGGATTCAATTTTGAACCAGGCAGGCGCAGAGTGCGTTGTGCATTTGATAGCCGATGGTTTTACAGTTCCCGACGATCCTGCCGAGCAGTACGCCAGCCATCCCCAGGTGAGACTGTATCGCAACGAAAAGACCATCGGACCGTATCGGACCATGAACCGGATTTTTGACCGACTGGAAACCGACTTCATTGCCGTTCAAGACTCCGATGATATTGCCATGCCGCACCGGATTGCTCACTCAATCGAGAAACTGAGAAACGGCGATGTTTATGGTGGCGCTATGCGTCAGTTTGTAAGCCACGAAAGCCGGGACGCAGAGTCCCTGAGACGACTGGCGGCGGTGCCGATTCACACTTCAGGCCATAATAAATGGAAACTCTGCCCCAACGGTAATATCCTCAATGGCACGCTGGTCATGCGGAAGGCAGCCTATCAGCGGTTGAACGGGTTCGCTGATCTGATGGGTTCGGGTGATCTGGAATTTGCTACCCGCTGCCACAGGTCAGGTGCAACAGTGGTAACTGATGATGAGATCGTAGGGCTCAGACGGTTACATTCTGAAAGCCTGTCACATGGTTCTATTCACGGAGACAAAACAGCATCACGCAACGCCGCACACGAAACGATTCAGCAGTATTATGAAGTGATGGTTCCCGGCTGCGATTTCCGACAGTTCGGAAGCCTCAGTAAAGAGCGATACGAACGACACAGGACAAAGCCGGTCGGCAACCTGATTGAGATGGAGAACCTCGAACTGCACGTTTCTCACGCCTGTAATCTGGCATGTCAGCAATGTACGCATTTTTCGAACTTCAATCACAAGGGTATGATCAGTCCGGAAGAATCTGACCGACAAATGAGCCTTTGGTCTGATCGGTTGCTGCCGCGCTACTTCAGTCTGCTGGGGGGAGAGCCTACACTCAATCCGCAACTCTGTGAGATCGTCAGACTCGCAAGAAAGCATTTTCCACACTCCAAGTTGCAACTGGTAACCAATGGTTTCAATCTGCAGAGACACCCGGAACTGCCTGCTGTGCTGGAAGAGACCGGATGTAATTTAGAAATCAGCATTCACCACGATTCCGCAGAGTATCAGGCGAAACTGGAGCCGGTAAAACAGCTGGTAGCCGATTGGGAAAACTCGCACGCATTACGGGTCAACTGGCGAACGTCCAGCAGTCGCTGGAAACGAGCCTATAAAGGGCATGGCGCAACGATGATGCCTTATGAAGACAATCAGCCAGAACAGAGCTGGGAGGCCTGCGGTTCAAAATGGTGTCCCCAGATCCACGACGGAAAGCTCTGGAAGTGTCCGCAGATGGCTTACCTGTCGATGCAGGCACAAAAGCACGGACTGAACGAAGCCTGGAATCCATATCTGAATTACACGCCGTTGGAACCGGCATGCACGACGGAAGAGTTACGTGAGTTTGTGAATCGCAAAACAGAAAGCTGCTGCGGAATGTGTCCAGCCAACCCGGAAACATTCGAACTGCCTTCACCACTAAGGGGAAAAAACGATGCCAGATCACCTTAAAAGATTATTCGACGAACTGACCGCGAAGTACAAAGGCGTAAAAGAACCATACGAAGACGGGACTGAGCGACAGCATTATTACAAGGTGGAACTTCAGTGTGACCGCGTGGACGTGATTACCTGCGATGATGGTGGGTGTGAAGTCGGACGAGAGAGCCACAGGTGA